GAGATACGGCTTGATGGTGCGAAGGAAGTGGTCAGCTTCCTTTATCTGGTTCCCGCCGGACGCATAGTGGTAGATGCCCAGAAGCTTTCCGGCACGTAAAACTGCGTCAGCCATGCGGGTGAAATCGGGGTTAATGTATGTTGTTCCCTGAGTCGCCTTGACGATCACAAAATCACAGGGCACTTTTGCGGGGTCAAGCCCTGCCTGATAGCTTGCTACATCGATGCCATTCAATGCCATGTCTTATTCTCCATGATTAATCTGATTGTCGATTTCGTGCGCCTTCTTGGTGATAAAGTCAGGGATAGGCACGCCCATAGCCTTGAGGTTTTCGAGGATGCTAAGCGATTCCATGATCGTTACATAACCGGAGACCGCAGCCACGTATTTAATTGGCAGATTAAGCGCAATACATACCACCCAAACGAGCAGGATCGTGCCAAGTTCTCCGCACTTCCTGTACAGCCCCTTGCGCATAACGGAAGAATTTTTCGTGCCGTTTATCTGCGCCTGCGTGAAGCCTGTGATGACATCAGCCAGTGCGAGGATGGCGGGCAGTGCGATAATCCAGTAGTCTTTTGCATAATGAATCTTAAATACGATGTCCATGCTGTATCTCCTTAGATTGTGAAGTTATCGTGTTTACCTGACTTGGTTGTTGTTACCGTGACCTTCTTTCCGTCAATGTCAATCTCGATGTGCCCATCATCCGCAGTGGCGTAGCACTTAGCACCGACTGCCTCTGCCTTCTTCTTCGGTCCTTTTCTGCCTGCGTGCCATCCTGCGTGATGGTAGTTGGAGACGCAGATCCGCGGGCGAGTCGCTTCCATCAGTGCTTCGTTCGTGGCGTTTCCATCCGTGTGCCAGTGAAACTCTAAGCCGTGGCACTTCACATCGACTCCGGCTTTCTTCATGGCAGAGATAAAGAGATTGTTTGCAGGGTTCTGCATGTCTCCGGCTGTGTGCCAGATAAAGCTCCCGCACTCGAAATAATTCACCGGACTCATGTTGTTCACGTAGTGGTGCGAGTCATGCTCTTTGAGGTCTTTTGCCTTGGGTGAAAACAGACAGTGGTATTTGATGTCGCCAAACACAGCAGAATCGCCTTGGTCATACCATCGGAAATTGGTCACCTTCCGTGCCTGTCTGCGGAGCGCATTGCCGTAGGTCTTCTGGTACTTGTCCAGTTCGACAGGATTCGGAAGATACAGCCACTTCACAGGAAACGCCTTGACGACCTTGCCCAGACCGCCGTAATGATCACCGTGGGCATGGCTGATAAATAATGCATCTATCTGCTTCACTCCCTGGCTCCTGAGGTCAGCGATTACCACATCCGCAGTCTTGTACATTGCCGTGTCAATCAGCACGCACTTCGCCACGGAACCGTCCGCAGCATACTGCAGGATAGCCGTGCAGGCTCCGTATGCGGATTCGTCTTTCCGGCAAAAATGCTCTACATGAATGCGGAAACGTGTAGACGATTCGGCGGGCTGTAAGAGGCGGTTTACCTCTGCCTGTACCTTGTCTGCATCGTATCCGCAGAATTTGAGGAGCAAGGCGCGGACGGATTCCTTGTCGTAGTTGCCATTGATAACATCTTTGGCGGTCTGCGTGACGGTCTTGCCCCTCATGGCATAAATGGCGTTGATTCGTGCCTGCACCTTGTCGGCGTACTTGCCCAGAGCCTTTTTGCGGTCTGTGTCCTTGCCGTAGTGCCCTGCGATACAGGCGACTGCCAGATAGCGGTCTGCGAGGTTGTTGCCGTTGCAGAATTTGACCTCATTCTGGACTTCTGCGGTCTGTGCTTTCTTAATGCCCAGAAGGACATCGGAGACAGCGATAACTAATTCCAGTCTGTCCATATCAGTCTCCTTCCAGATTCTTATGTTTTGAGATATACAGCCCCTGCCAGCCGTGCCTTGCATAGTACGCCTTGCATCTCAGGGACGCCGTTTTGCTCTTGGTGTACTCGATGCCCCTGATATACATGCCCTTGCGCTTGCACCAGTCCAGATACTCCGTGTAGTAGGCAGTGTCTTCAGAAGACTGGCGTTTATTGTCCTGATAGAGCACGCCTTCCTGATTGACGGTTTTTATGACGGACGGATATGCAGAGGCAAACTTGCGCACAAACGTATCCCCTCCGTTGGGCATAACGATCATTCCGAGGGCGTTAATCTTGCGGATGACGGAAGACAGTGCATTATACACCGACTGCGGAGACGGTACAGGCTTCATGGGATTTCGGAAACCTTCCGTCACCATGTAATAGATGTCAGCATTATCGAAGTATAGACCAATGACACCGAGGGATTTCATCCGTTTGGCTTCGGAAATGAGATGCTGTTGCCATGTCATGTCCGTGGGGTCTATCCAATACTCGCCGTCCCATCCGTCATACTTCGCAAGCCTGAGATGCTTGAATTGCGGATAAAAAGGACGCTCCCTTTCGAGAGCGCCCGCATTGAGGTATCCGTATATGTACACGCCACGGCTGACGGCTGATTTGACTGCTGACTCGTTGTCTTCCACGTCAATCACGGCGAGGTCGTTCTTTTTGCACTTTTCCAGAGTGCGCTGAACTTTGTCGGCTTCGAAACAGTAAGTTAACATGGGGACTCCTTACAATGCTGTTACTGTCCACGCACTATCAACGCCCATGATACCCGTACACATGCTCGTGCGTCCATGCAGATACAGCGTGATGGCATTGTTAGCAGCATTAAGACTTACACCAAGACGAGAGAATTCAACTTCTGTGCCATTTAACCACACAAACCACGTGCGTGGATTGAGACGGTTGATAAGCACTTCAGTGCTTGTGATTGTCGACGGAGTAACAAGTGGAGCATCAACCACGAAGGCGTTTTGAATTACAGCTTTGCTCATGTTGTCGGTTGCAAGGAATGTTGGCGTTGCGATTTCAGTGGCAAAAACGTCACTTGCAATGTTTGTTGCATAATTATCGGTTACGAGGGCTTCATCAACATTATAACCGAGGGCGGTCATAACGTTATCTCTCGTTACGGTAGCATCGCTACCAGCAGGCCCGGTCGCGCCTGTTGCACCCTTTGCACCTCTGATAGATGTTGCCGCCGCTGTGTAAGCATAAGTATCATCAATATATCCGATGGGATAAAGGTTGTAACTGTATAATATCGTATCACCAACAAGCACGGAATCTACATTGGCCTGCGTTTTGACAGTAGATATAGCAATTCTAAATTTCGGTGTAAAATTGCCTACAGTAGTCGTGTAGGAAGTCGGTGCAGTTGTAACTTTCAGTATCCCTGTTCCACGTTCCCCAGTTTCGCCGGTGTCTCCCTTGTCCCCTTTGTCGCCCTTGTCGCCTTTATCTCCTTTGTCTCCAGTGTCACCTTTATCACCCTTCGGTCCCTGCTCACCGGTGTCGCCTTTGTCTCCTTTATCACCCTTGTCACCTTTAGCGCCATCGGCTCCTGTCGCTCCGGTATCGCCTTTCTCGCCTTGAATGCCCTGCGGACCGGTTGCACCAGTGTCGCCTTTGTCACCTTTCGGTCCTTGCTCGCCGGTGTCACCCTTATCGCCCTTGTCGCCTTTATCGCCCTTAAACTCTCCGCTCTCTTTGGCTTCCTCAAACGCCTCTTCAACAGCGTCCTCAATCGCCTGATGTGCGTCTTCCGCAATACTCTCAATATCTGCCCTCGCAGCCTGCATAGCGCCGATAGCCTGAGTGATGGCGTCCTGCTGTACGGGAGTAGGCTCTAAGTCGGAGGGCTTTTCGCGTTTTTTGATGGGGATTACTATCTTCCGCACCGTCCTGCCATCTGTCTCAGCGTCATGCAAAAACAGATAGCAGAAAATGTCTTTCCCTGTTTCCAGATACTCATCGTAAATCAGCACGACTCCGTTCTGCCCGACTGCGGTCTTGGTCTGCGCATCGCCCTCATTACACACCTGCAGTTCAAAGGTCTCCGGCAATGTAACACCGCTTATCCGCAGTTCAAGACCATACGCATACTGCCAGACTGCTTCCGTGGTGCATTCAGGCATCCTTGCTATGGCGTCAACAATATGGATTTCTGTCATATTCCACCCCCCTGTTGTCAGGTCTCAGTCTCAGTCTCATGCGTAAAACTCTCATATCTCAGGGGCTGTCCCTCATCAGTAAACATCAGTGCGGAATACACAGGCAGGGACGATTTCACCGCCGCCGCAAGGATACTGAAGTACTTAGCCAGTGCAGAGGCTTCATCATTATATGCATAGGTGGGATTGCTTACTGCCCCTGTATCCCACACCTGTATTTCTGTTACAAGATATTTTCTTGCCATTTATCTGCCTCCTGTTAAACCTTATAGATAGCACTCAGCTGTACCATGGTGCAGTCCGTAAAGTTCAGCTGATGGATGTCTCCGTTAGCAAAAATATTAAAAAGCGTAGACCGTGCGATACCGCCCGTGGAGCATGTGCCACTGAGCATTGTTGTGCTTGCAGGGCAGAAACCTGCTGGAGCTGTGAAGAGAGTTGTGTCTTTTGGTAAAAGAGCGGACGCGTCATTTGTGTACAACATTAAGTTAACGAAAACGACATTGCCACGCTTCAAGAAAGTGCATCGCTTGATAATCGCACCTGAAATGTTGGCATTTGATCCGATCGTACCGGCACCTTCTGTAATAGCCTCAAGCACGTCCAGCCTGTTCTGATTAGACTTTGAGCGTGTGTTCAAGGTGCTGACAGGGGCGAGGATTGAGAATTTTGTCGTCAGCTCGCTTGCGATGCCCATATCGCCGACCGTAAACTCGTACAGGAGCACATCATCCGTAGTACTCCCATCGAAGATATTTCCTGTGATGATGTCCGGTGGCGCCGGCGTTGTCTGGCTTGGTGTACCCTCCAAAAGCATGAGGTGTGCGCTCTCGATACCCGTCGAAGGCTGCTTATTATATCTCATCACAATGCGGCAAACTTTTGTGTATTCGACAGGAGCGTTTTCCACGGTCAGGGAGTGCGCCTCTGACATGTTGATATGGCGCCCCTGGTTGACGATGTCGCCGGTGCTGATCGTGATGATGTTCCTTGTGTTGATTGTTGCGGAAAATTTGTTTCCAGTTGCAAGGACGTACCTGCCAAGCCCAAAAGTGCCGGCGTTGTAAAAACCGACGTCCGAGGCTTTGACATGAGGTACCCCCTGATATCCAGTTACTACATGTCCTTCATTCGCCATTTACTTCACCTCGTATTCTATTTCGATGTCCCCGTTATTGATCTTGATGATCTTCTTTACCACTTCCTGTGTCGTGCTGATGCCCGTCTTTGGCTCCAGCACTCCCACAATGTCACCGATATCATAAACGATATCCGTCTCTTCAAGCGCAATGCCCATGCTGTCTGTCTGCCATGCCTCATCAAGTCGCGCAAGGCCTTCGAGCACCATCACGGCATACCTGTCAGTCACCGTCCTGTAGTATCTGTTTTGTGACCACTTCGGGGCGACCTTTTCTTCACTGAGAGTGTAATAGGTGTTCGCCTGCCATGTGGGCGGTGCGGAGTCGTCCATGCTGTAGTAGGTGCCCGCTTCCCATGCAGGCGCGTTCGTTTCTGTGGTTTTCTTATATTTTGGTTTTGGTGCGTTAGACCATTTTGGCGATTTCTGCAGGTCATAACGCGTATAAAAGCGCTTTCTTCTCCATGCAAGCCCCCCGTTGTGCTGTACAAGCTGCCTGTACTGTACCTTGCTCTTTTTCAGCTCCGCCGCGGTGGACTTGCGGTAGTAGCTCGTATAGTTAGTATTCCAGTCGGTCGGCTTTTTTGTTTGGAGCTTATACCTGTAATAAGGGATTCCTTCCATGGCGCGGTACTCAGTAAACACACCATCGGTATACTTGTAATAATACGTCCTGTATTTCTTTACCCAGTCAGCAGGCGCTTTGGTGAGCTTTGTGTACTTGTCTGTGGTAACGCCCGTTACCTGTGTGTAGTTGTTGCCGGACTTGCGGTAATATTTTTCATACTTGGTTTTCCAGTCCGAAGGCTTTTGCGACAGCAGGTTATAGACAACTGTGCTCTCCACGTTGCTGTAATCTTCACCGCTCCGCACGAAGTACGCGGAATAATTCGTGTCCCAGTCTGAGGGCTTGCTCTTCTGGAGCACATAGCCAACATCCAGCTTTTCTACAGCCTCATATCTTTCCGTTTCCGCTTCGTCGCCTTCTTCCGGATCTGTACGGGTATAGTAGTTTTCGCAGTTTTTCGCCCAGTCGCCCGGCTGTGATGTGAGTAAGACATAGTTTGTCGTTATCTCTGCACCCGGATAATCCAGTATTTCCGTGACCTCGTCCACGCCGGTCAGTACCTGTCTTGACGTATTGAGGATGTAGTCGCTGTCCTGTACGGGATTGTCCGTATTGGCGTATGGCTGGACGCCGCCGTTTGAGTCCGTAAAAAGATGTATCACGGCACGCTGTACAAGATCGCCCTGCCCAAGGCAGATCAGGTGGTTCGTGGGACGATAGTCGCGCTCCACGGTAAAGTGTATCTGTGAGGGGTCAAACTCCTCGTCCTGCGAGTAGTCGGAGACCGGCTCCGCAGACAGCTCAACGTAACCGTCCACCCAGCGGATGATCAGCTTTGCGCCCACATCTCTGAGCATGTTTTTTATGCCAGTGTATGCATCAATGTAGCGCGGTATCTGGTAATTATTGATAGTGATGATGGAGCTTTCGCTCGATGCCCGGTACAGGCCGGAAAGCCCGATGGCATCTATCAGCTCCTGAAGGACGGAGTTTGCTTCCCCGTCCGCATACCGGTAGTTCTTGCCGGCGGGCGGGCAGATGATACGTTTCTCAAGGATTCCGTGCCACGTCAATCCCTTATACAGCACGGTACCGCTGTCAGGGTCAGTTCA